CGGCCTGACCTGGCCGCGCCACCCGCACCACCACTGCAAGCCCGCCACTCGGCGGGCTTTGTCTTTGGGGTAGCACCGGCTCGCACCGGCCCTATCGCTGGCCGCCTACGCGCGGGCGGGGGAACATGCAGACACACACCGCACACCCACCGAACACCTGCAGGAGCCCATCACCATGTCACTCGCCGGCTACCACCACGGCGTGCGCGTCTCGGAAGTCAACACCGGGACCACCACGCTGCGCATCGTCTCCACGGCCGTCATCGGCCTGGTGGCCACCGGCCCCGGGGCCGACCCCACCAAATTCCCGTTGGATACGCCTGTCCTCTTCACCAACATCGAGAAGGCACTGGACGCGGCCGGCACCACCGGCACCTTGCCCGAGGCCTTGAAGGCCATCAAGGACCAGTCCCGCCCCGTGCTCGTCATCGTCCGCGTGCCCTTGGGCGCAGGTGCCACGCCAGAAGAGGCCGAGGCCGACCAGACCAGCCTGGTCGTTGGCGACAACGTGGGCGGCAAGCGCTCCGGCATTCAGGCCCTGCTCACCGCGCAGCAGCAGCTGGGCGTCAAGCCCCGCATCCTGGGTGCGCCGGGCCTGGACTCCAAGCCCGTGGCCGATGCGCTCACGGCCGCCGCCATCAAGCTGCGCGCCATGGCCTACGTGCAGGGCTACGGCGCAGACGATGTGAGCGAGGCGCTGGCCTATGCAGAGACTTTCGGCGCACGGGAAACCATGGTCATCTGGCCCGACTTCAAGGCCTGGAGCACCACCACAAACGCGGCCACCAACGTGCCGGCCGTGGCCTATGCGCTGGGCCTGCGTGCCCGCATCGACGTGGAGCAGGGTTGGCACAAGACCCTCTCCAACGTGCCGCTCAATGGCCCGGTGGGCATCAGCAAGGACGTGCATTTCGACCTGCAAAGCTCGGAGACGGACGCGAACATTCTCAATGAGGGCAACGTCACCACGCTGATCAACTACCAGGGCTATCGCTTCTGGGGATCGCGCACCTGCAGCACGGACGAACTGTTCCGCTTCGAGTCCGCCACCCGCACCGCCCAGGTGCTGGCCGACACCGTGGCAGAAGGCCATTTCGCATTCATCGACAAGCCCCTGCACCCCAGCCTGGTGAAAGACATCATCGAAGGCATCAACGCCAAGTTCCGCGAACTCAAGGCCCTGGGCTGCATCCTCGACGGCCGCGCCTGGTTTGACGCCGAGGTCAACACCACCGAAGCCCTCAAGGCCGGCAAGCTGGTCATCGACTACGACTACACGCCCGTGCCGCCGCTGGAGGATCTGGGCTTTCGCCAGCGCATCACCGACCGCTATTTCGCCGACTTCGCCATGCGCGTGGGCACCGGCCAATAAGCGCGGCCGCATTCCAGCACACAGGAGATCCACACCATGGGACTGCCCCGCAAACTCAAGAACTTCGCCACCTTCATCGACGGCGAGAACTACATGGGCGAAATGCCCGAAGTCACCCTGCCCACCCTCACCCGCAAGATGGAGGAATACCGGGGTGGCGGCATGAATGGCCCCGTTGATCTGGACATGGGCCAGGACAAGATGGAAGCCGAACTCAAGGCGGCCGGCTACATGAAGGGCCTGATGAAGCAATGGGGCGCCGCCAAACACGATGCCGTGATGCTGCGCTTTGCCGGCGCCCTGCAGACCGATGACAGCGAGGGCGTGCAGGCCGTCGAAGTCGTCATGCGTGGCCGCCTGACCGAGCGCGACCCGGGCAGCTCCAAGGCTGGCGACATGGTGGAGCAGACCTTCAAGTACAGCCTGAGCTACTACAAGGAAGTGCTCGACGGCGAAGTCATCCTCGAAATCGACTTCGTGAACCTGGTCGAGAAGGTCCACGGCGAGGACCGCATGGCCCAGACCCGCACCGCCCTGGGCATCTGACGGCCCGCACCCGCAAACAGTTTTCCTTACCCCTCTCGTCTGTCTCCGGCCGCATGGGAAACGGCCCTTCGCGCCGGCCTGGGCCACTACCTTGGCCGGCGCTTTTTTCATCACAACCAACCACCGAGGCACCTATGGACACCCAAGCCAAGACCACCGACGCCACCAACAGCCCCAAGACCGTGCAGGTCAACGTCACGCTGGAAACACCGATCCCGCGCGGCAGCGGCGTCATCGACGTGGTAACGCTGCGCAAGCCCCTGGCCGGCGCACTGCGCGGCATCAACCTGGCCGAGCTGCTGGCCCTGCGCGCCGAGTCCGTCATGCTGCTGCTGCCGCGCATCACCACCCCCACCCTCACGCGGGAAGACGTGGCGGCCATGGACCCCGTGGACCTGGTGGCCTGCGCTACGGAGGTGGTCAATTTTTTGGTGCCATCCAAGCAGCTGGAGACGGCCAAGGCCAATCAGGCGATGGCTATGGAATCCCTGAGCGTGTAGAGGACGCCATGGCCGACGTGGCCGCCATCTTCCACTGGCGGCCCGCCGACATGGACCCCATGGACCTGGCCGAGCTGATGCACTGGCGCGCCCTGGCTGCAGACCGCTATCAACAGATGAACAAGCATGGATAAGCTCAAGCTGCAGGTGCTGCTGGACCTGGCCGACCGGGTTTCGGCCCCGCTCAAGCGCATAGGCGCGGGCGCCCGTGCGCTGAACACGGATGTGAGCAGCACCCAGGACGTGCTGCGCAAGCTCCAGCAGCAGCAGGCCGCCGTGGGCAAGGCCAACGCCATGCAGGCCAGCCTGCGCGAAACGCAGGCCAAACTGCAGGCCGCGCGCACGGCCAAGGCTGCGCTGGTGGCGGAAATGCTCAAGGGCGGCGAGGCGGCCAAGGCCGCAGGCGGGCAGTACCGCGCCGCTGGCGACGCAGCGCAAAAGCTCGCGGCCACCTATCAGCGGCAGATTGACCAGACCAAACGCCTGCGCGCCGGCCTGGCTGAAATGGGCATTACCAATGCGGCCCAGGCAGAAGGCAAGCTGCGCGAGGCCATCGACCGCACCACCAAGGCCCTGGAGCGCCAACGCAAGGCGCAGGAGCTGACCAACAAGCACCGCGCGGCCGTGGACGCCAACAAGGCCGCCCGGGGCGATGCGCGTGGCGCCCTGTTTGACGGCGCCGCCATGGCCGCATCCCTGGCCGCGCCCTTGAAGATGGCCGTTGACTTCGAGTCGTCCATGGCCGATGTGGACAAGGTCATGGACCTGGACAAAAGCGGCCTGGAGCGCATGTCCCAAAGCGCCATTGACCTGTCCAAGCGCCTGCCCATGGCGGCCAAGGACATCGCGCAAATCATGGCCCTCGGCGGCCAGTCCGGCCTGGACGAAAAGCAGCTGCTGGGTGGCGAGGGCGGGGTGGGCTTTGTGGAGCACGCCGTGAAGATGGGTACGGCCTTCAACATGACGGCCGAGGAATCGGGCGAGGCCATGGCAAAGATGAAATCCGCCTTCGGCATGACCGTTCCCGAGGTGGCCACCCTCACCGACAAAATCAACCTGCTGGGCAACACGGGCGCGGCCAATGAAAAGCAGATCCTTGGCATAGTCACGCGCGTGGGTCCGCTGGGCGGCGTGGCCGGCGTGGCGGCCGGGGGCATTGCGGCCCTGGGCTCTACCCTGGCCGGCATGGGCGTGCAGGAAGAGGTTGCGTCCACCGGCATCCAGAATCTGATGCTCGCCCTGGTGGCCGGCGAAAGCGCCACCAAGAGCCAGCGCGAGGGCCTGCAGGCCCTGGGCCTGGACGCCACCGAAGTGGCCAAGAGCATGCAGCAGGACGCCACGGCCACGATGATGAACGTCTTCGACAAGGTGCGCGGGCTGGAGAAATACCAGCAGGCCGCCGCCCTGCAAACGCTCTTCGGCAAGGAATCCATCAAGGCCATTGCACCCCTGCTCAGTCAGCTGGACACCTTGAAGGAAAACTTTGAGAAGGTCACGGACGAAAGCAAGTACGGCGGCGCCGTGAATGCCGAGTACGAAAAGCGCGCAGCGACCACCGCCAACCGCCTGAAACTGGCCAGCAACCAGGCGGCGGCCATGGGCATCTCCATTGGCAACATGCTGCTGCCGGCGCTCAATGACGGGCTGACCCTGTTGGCCCCATGGATGGAGCGCCTGTCTGCGCTCACCCAGGCCTATCCCGGTGTCACGCGCGGCATTGTTCTGTTCGTCGCCGCGCTCGTGCTGGGCAAGGTGGTGGCCATCGCTGCGGGCTACGGATTCGCTCTGCTCAAGGGCGCCATCCTGGGGATGCGCGGCATTCTCGTGGCGGTGCGTGCAGCCTGGATACTGCACTCTGGGGCCATGGTTGCGGGCACCGTCATCATGCGAACTGCTGCCATGGCAAGCAAAGCATTCGCGGGTGCACAGTGGCTCATGAATGCCGCCCTGGCCGCAAACCCCATTGGCATCGTCATTCTGGCTCTGGTTGGCCTGGCTGCTGCGGCATATCTGGTCATCACCCGTTGGGAAGAAATCAAAGCCGGTGCGAAGGCGCTATTCGCCAACCTGTGGGAAATGGCAGGGAACTTCGCAACCATTGGCGGGCAGATGATTGATGGGCTGATTGGTGGTGTAACGGCCAAGCTCTCTGCCTTGAAAGACACCGTGGTGGGTGCCGCCACATCGGTGGGCCAGTGGTTCAAGGAAACGCTGGGCATTGCCAGCCCCTCGCGCGTGTTCATGGAGTACGGCGGCTGGGTGTCCGAGGGCGCAGCCCTGGGCATCCAGAAGGGCCAGGGCCTGGCCGCAGCGGCGGCCGTGGGCCTGGCCGGCGTCACGGCCGCACCCATGGCCGCTGCCGGCACCGATGCGCTGGCCGCTGCCCAGGCCATGCCCATCACGGCGCCCGCGCCGCTGATGGCGCCCAGCGGCAGCGCCCTGGGGCGTGGCACTGCGGCCGGCGCGGGCGCACCCATGGCGGCGCCCAGCGGCCCCATCAGCATCACCATTCACGCAGCGCCCGGCATGGACCCCAAGGACATAGCCCGCGCCGTGGCGGCAGAGCTGGACAAGCGCGACCGCGCCAACAAGTCCCGCGTGCTCAGCCAGCTCAGCGACACCGAGGGATAAAGGAGCCCGCCCATGCCAATGATGACCCTGGGCCAATTCGTGTTTGGCCTCGATACCGTGGCGTATCAGGAAATGCAGCGCGCCACCGACTGGCGCCACCCCAGCAACAGCCGTGTGGGCGCCCGGCCGGCGCGCCAGTACGTGGGCCAGGGCGATGACACCATCACGTTTACCGGACTGTTCGTTCCCGAATTCCGTGGCGGCCGCAAGACCCTGGACGAACTGCGCAAGATGGCCGACGCCGGCAGCGCATACGCCATGGTCAACGGGGCCGGGGACAACCTGGGTGCCTGGGTCATCCAGCGCCTGAGCGAAAACGGCAGCGTGTTCATCAAGGAAGGCCTGCCCCGCCGCATCGACTTCACCGTGGAGCTGGCCCGCGTGGACGATGCCCAGGCCGACCCCAGCGGCGGCACCGATGGCGGCACGGGCGGCGGTGATTGGGACGATGGCGACTTCTGGGATTGGTGGATGTGATGGCGGGCACAGAGAACCAGGCTACGGGCGCCTACCAGCAGCCCGATTACGAACTCACCATCAACGGCGCCAACATCACGCCCAAGGTGGGCAAGCGCCTGATCGAATTGCGCCTGCGCGAAAGCCGCGGCGAAGAGGCGGACCAGCTGGATCTGACCCTGGACGACGCAGACGGCCGCATGGCCATCCCGCCCAAGGGCGCCACCATCTCCATCCGCCTGGGCTGGCTGCATGAGGGCCTGGTGGACAAGGGCAGCTTTGTGGTGGACGAAGTGGAGCACGGCGGCAGCCCCGACCGCATCAGCGTGCGCGCCCGCAGCGCGGACATGGCCAAGAGCCTGCGCGAGCGTGCCAGCCACAGCTGGAACGACTCCACCGTGGGCACCGTGGTGCAGGACATTGCCGCGCGCAACAGCCTGCCGGCGCGCATTGCGCCCGAGCTGTCCGCGCGCAAGGTGCAGCACATCGACCAGACCAACGAATCGGACCTGCATTTTCTGTCCCGCCTGGCCCGCCAGCACGACGCCGTGGCCACCGTCAAAAAGGGGCAGCTGATCTTTCTGCGAACCAACA